TCTTGGTTTGGCATTAATCCAATAAGTTGTGTAAATGCTGAATAGAATAAACCAAAACTAATAGGATAGTTTTGTTTATACTTTAACTTTATTTTATTTCCTTCTCCAACCCAAATAGTTGAAGTATTATACTCACCAATTGCATCTAAAACAACTATAACTGCATCATTAAAAGGGCTAGTATAGTACCCAGCAGATGCATGGGAATAGTGATGCTTAAATGCCTTTACTGGAACAGGTCTTCCAAAGATATTATCTATTTGATACTTTGGTCTCCAATCGCCTGATCCGCCCTTTAAAAGCAGTCTAGAAGCCTTTAAAAGTGGCTTTTCGTAGTAGGCTATTTGATCTGGAAAACCATATTGTAAAGCATCTTTAATTAATAAATCATTTACATACCAATCATTTTTTTGTTTACTATATCTTTCTGCATGCCCTGCAAAAAGGATTTCTCCATCTTTGATTAGCGATATAGATGCATCGTGAGATGTTTCATTGATACCAAGAATTATCACGCTTTGCCTTTAGTATATATATCTATCTGTATTGTCATTTTTTCTTATTTTTCTCAATAGAAAGTACATCTTAATTTTTTTTATTATTATTTTCATACTATACCAATGGGAACCAGTGTTGTTCTGGTATAGTCTTTCCTGCAGAAAGCAATACTTCTAAAGGCTGAACATCATATGCAATAGTAATTCTTGGACCAGACCAATCCCAATCGCCCATAGCGTGTGGGTGGCCCACTTCTGAAATAACTAACCTATTATTTTTATTTACATTGTCAACAATCCTTGAAGGATCATTAAATAATCTGTAGTGCGTTATTGATGGTTCTGCATTTACACAGTAGTAACCATGGAAGTTTGGAGCGCCTGGGGTTCCATGATCGTGGTAGTCTAACTTGCCAACTTCTGCTTTGTTTATGTTAAACCAGCCTTGAATATAGTAGTCCTGTTTATCAAAGTCTACTTCGTAATATTCACATGCCTCTTTAACTGTATCAGATATGGCTCTGTATAATTTGTGTAAAGATGCATGGTAAAACTGAAATACATTATACTCTTTCCATTTAACTGTCGATAAACTTCCAGACTCTAAAAAAATTCCCTTATCTTTTTCCATTGATGTTACACCAGGTAAGGTTGCATTTTCAATCATTTCATACTTTTTTTCTAAAAATTTTGATAATTCTTCTAAATCATTATCTAAATATCTTTCAAAAAACTTATGTTCTTTGTTAGGCCTGAATACGGGCACATTTGAATTTAACACTGTCTATCTCCTTTATTATTTTACTTTGATATAACAATTATACACTATCTGCTGCCCCACCTGGCCTCGATCCAGGGACATCCGAATTAACAGTTCGGCACTCTACCATCTGAGTTATAGGGCAATGTAGGCAGTTTATGTCATACCCAGGACTGTTACTAGTTACGAATATATGACGCAGTGCCAATTAAAATCTTAGGTAGAGAAGATAAATACTCTCCAAAAGTTTTAAAGGTATTGCGATTTACATATGATGCTGCTGATACTACAGATGCCACCGAAGTTCCAGCAGTATTTATTGATGAGCCATTATACTTGGTAATGCTTAATGTTGATCGTGCAACCATGTCTAGTCCTGGACCAGTGTTTGTTGCTTTTTCAAGTTGAGTTTCATTTCCAAGTGCTCCAACACCAATTACTCCTGGCACACATGCTGGAAAACCAACAATGGTAGTTAGTCTGTCGTTACCAGTAGCAGCAAAGGTAGGAACATTTTTTGAATTTAGCATTGCAACTTGATTTTGAAATGGATTCAGAATTGCTGGATCCGTGCACCCAATGTGTAGTGACTTTGTCGCAGTATTAATTCCAGATAGACTTATTGAAATAGCATCAATGCTATACTTTGATGCATTGTTATTTATCCAATCTAAAGCCTTGATAATTGTTGAACCATCATATGGAGTTGACGAATTGCCAATAGAAGAAACATTGTAAACTCTAATAAAAACAATTTTAATATTTGGATTATTTACAAGCGCTGACTTAACCATCGTATCTCCGTGGTATGTTCCATTATTGACAGATGCTGGCCACGGAGCAGATGCTGCCCCAGTTCCTTCCATAAATAGTTCACCGTTAGGGCATGACATATTTTGAGAAGTAGTTGCTGACTTTACACTAGTAAAACAAACTTCGTGTATGATTGATGAAAAGTTTTTTGAGTTAATAGCGGTATCAATAATCGCAAGGACTTTTTGATCTTCTGCTTGTGCTGGCTGTGTTAATGTAATCAACAATGTTGCTGATAGTAGTGCTAGTAGTGCTTTCTTCATTTTATTCCTTTTCTATTAAGAAATCATCAGTCTTATGACATGACAACATGGGTCTCCACCTTGGTCCCATTCTTCACTTTCTTCTTCACTCATATACTCGTATCCGCCATCATGGGTGTTGCAATAGGGTGGTGTTACCCAACCTCTCTCAATACCGTTTTCAAGCCAGATACCAAACTCTTGTTCTTCTGGTGATAAATCTTCGTGTGAGTGATTCATATTAAAAGTATACTCCTAAAGGCTAACAATGTCAACTGGACCCATACAAGATGGGCTAAATTTAATTGCAGCGTTTACTGCTTGTACTACTCTATTCCTTGCATTTTTTTGTTTATCTGTTGCATATAAAACACCGTAAGCATATTCTGCTCCAGATCCCATAGCAAGATACGGCAGTGTGTATTTAGATAAAGACATATCTGCAGAACTGTGTTCATAAATTTCTCCACGAACTGCAACAATTAAGCCAAGATCTCCATCTTTAGATGTATCTACCCAAAACTCATTATAGAATTCACGCAATTCTTTAACAAATTTAGTTTGCATAAATTTATCTGTATCTTTAATATTGGGTGGAGTTGGTTTAAAGTTATAACGAATTCTTTCCCCGTCCATTGCACCAGCATACCCAATTAAGTATGGACCTATCTTCCAAACCTTTGGTGCATCAAGTGCTAAAATAGTTCCATCATCAGATGCTCCACGATCTCCAGCCATATAGATTTTATCCTCATGGCGTACAACAGCAATACAAGTCATGGCAAAAGCCCTCTCCAGATAGGTGATACTCAAGTATACCATTGCCCAGAGAGGGCTGTCAACTATAACCTACAATGACTAATTAGCCTTTTTGTCTACAGTCTTAAATGCCTCATTTATTTCTGCGATTGTAAGTTTGCCATCGTCCAAAAAAGACCTTGCCAGCCTTTCAACAACTGTTGCTACGCCTAATAGACCTGCAAGCATTACCGCCTGAATTGTATCAATTCCTACGACTGCGCCTGCACCAAGTACTGATAGACCAGAAGCAGCGAATACTGCTACGATACGCATCAAGACATTTGGGAGAGCCTTCTGTGGGTTTTCCTTTTTAGGAGCCACTACTACTTTCTTAGTTGCCATTTTTAGTCCTCCTCTCTATTTCTAATTGGACTAGTTATAATCCAAAGTGCTGTAGTCGCTACAATTCCATAGCCAACTATAGTTTTTGCGCTACCATCTAAAACAACCCAGGCAATAAACATTCCAAGAAGAGTCCATGCCTGATCAATTAGGTCCTTGATTATATTTTTTAGTATTCTTACCATTTTCTTCCTCCTCTTGAACCTGGTGAATTTGCTCCTGAGCCTCCACCAGAACTTCCTCCGCCACCTGTGCCACTACCAGAGGCTCCTCCTGTAGCGACTGCTGCTGCATTGATTGCTGCGCCTGCTGCTACAACTGTAGCCACAACCATTTCTGTTGCTTCTTCTCTTTCTGCTTCTGTCATATCAGCACCGATACTTCCAAGTGCTGCTAGTGCTGCTCCTGGATCTGTAAATGCTGCCTCTAATAATGCCCCTGGATCTTGAACTAGTTCAATATTTGCTGCAACTGCAGCGGTAATTACAAGAGCATTTCCATTTTCATCAGTGCGAAGTTCAACTGGTGTTGATGGTGGAAGATCTGCATATGAAACTCCAGATGCTTTTATTTCTGATGCTGAAATTGATTCTCCAGGCTTAAGATCCTCAAGTAGTGCTTCAACTAAAACTTCTTTTTGCTCTTCAGTTAATTCTTTTCCATCTTTAGCATCTTCAAGAATTTCTTTTAATTCTTCTTCTTTTTCTTGGGCCTTTTCTTCTTCAGCCTTTGCCGCTTCTAGTTCTGCTTCTTTTGCTTCAGCCTCTGCTTTAGCATCTTCTTCTGCTTGTCTAGCAGCCTCTGCTTCTGCTTCTTTAGCCTCTGCCTCTGCTTTTGCATTTTCCTCAGCCTGCCTTGCTGCTTCTGCCTCTGCTTCTAATCTTTCAGCCTCAGCCTGAGCCTCTGCTTCTTCTGCTGCCCTAGCCTCTTCTTCAGCCTGGGCTGCTGCTTCTTCTGCAGCAATTCTATCTTCTTCTGCCTGCTGTGCTTCTGCCTCTGCTTGCGCTGCAGCCTCTTCTGCTGCTACCCTTTCAGCCTCTGCTTTTTCTGCTGCTGCTTCTGCTGCTTGGGCTGCTGCTTCTGCTTGTGCTGCTGCTGTCTCTGCTGCTCTAGCACTTGCTGCTGCTTCTGCTGCTTGTCTTTCTGCTTCTGCTCTGGCTGCTGCTTGTCTAACTGATTCTTCTGCAGCAAGTGTCGCATCAACCAAAGAATCTGCTGCAGAAACTGATGAACCCATTGCTTCAATTGATTGTGTAACAAGCATAATTGCTGAATCTAGTTGAGACTTTGCTGTTTCAACTTGTCCCTGCCAATAAACAACTTGTTGATTTGCTGTTGTTAAATTTGATTGTGCTGTTTGCAATGCCTGCTGTGCTGCACTGATATCTGATTGCAATGCATCTTTGTTTGATTGCAAACCAGACAAAATAGATTGTGCTGCAGTTAATTGTATTTGTGCTGCAGATAGATTAGACTGTGCAGTTGCAAGAGATTCTGCAAGATTTGTATTTGCTGGTGCAGGTGTATACGGTGTATATCCAGTTATATTAATATGAGCAGACATATTTGTTGGAGTGCTACCAGAATTTTGAGGTATATTACTAGCCTGAAGTTGATTATTAATCATCTGATTTACTTGAACATTTCCAGTTCCTACTTGCCCAACTGATGTTACATCTGCTTTCCATGATCCATCAAGTGGGTTTACATCAGCATTAAAAACAATATCTGTAATTTGTCCAGAACGAGTTCCGTATGGGCGAACTCTCCATTCAACTAAAAGACTATTAATTGTTGTTGAATATCTTAAGTATGTATCTGAATCAACATTCCACCAGTCACGGAAGTTAATATAAACTGCTGGAGCATTTCCACCCCAACCTTGAAGTTGTCCAAAGGATATTAAACCATTTGTAGCAACATAAATATCTGTATATTCTTGATCGCCAAGTCTAAGGGCATAGGGAAGTTCCATTCTAAATGCATAGTCATCATCTTTTGGAAGATCAGTTGTTTGTGGATTTCCAGCATTTTGAAGTCTAATTTGGTTTTGAACTAATGTAACATCACCTTGACGAGAAAGAACTGTGGCACTATCAGATAAAACTATTGCTGTTTGGCTATCTATTTGCCCATTAAGAACCGTCATGCTGTCTGTCAAGGTTCTTACTGTGGCTGAATCTGTGGCCACTATGCCTGATCTTACTGTCTGAGTTTCTACCGCTTGGGCCAGGGAATTCTGAGTAGATGTAACATTATTAATAGCCACAGTAGCACTATCTACTACTGTCTGAGCCTGTACTATAGAGGTATGAGCCTGTGTGATAGTGGCTGTGATGGTCTCTGTAGGGCTTGTAATGGCTGTTGCTTGGGTTTCTATGACTGCCGTGGCAGATTCAGCCTGAGTTATTGCAGTCTGTGCTGCCTCTATAATGACTGTTGCGCTTTCAATTGTTACTGTTGATCCAGCAGATATTGTGACTGTAGTTGACTCTGAAGGGGTTACTTGGACAGTACTGATCTCATCAGCGTGTGCTATATCCTGTGGAAATAATATTAGCCATAGGGCTAGTAGTGCCGTTATAAATGCTGATCTGATTATTAATCGTTTAATAAACCTTTCCCCCTTGATTAGAGCAATGTCTAATAGGGTTATTATATCATTTTATTACACAAAAAAGAGGGCCAGCACTTGGCTAACCCCCTTAATTGTTTTTTTAAGTTACTTCTTTAGTGCAACCTTAGCACGTGGATTCTTTGCATTCCACTTCTTGGCAAGTGCGTTGTACTCTGCCTTGTGCTTTGCTACTGCTGTTGCAAGAGCAAGATCTGATGCTGCCTTTGCAGTTACAGTTGCTGAATCTGATGCTGCCTTTGCGTCTGCAAGTGCCTTATCTGCTGCAACCTTATCTGCTGCACGTCCAGCACGTTCTGCTGAAAGAACTGTTGCTGCTGCCTGTGCATCAAGTGCACGACCAGCCCTCTCTGCTGCAAGTTGTGTAGTTAGAGTAGCAATTGTTCCATTGAGGTCAGACACAACGAATGATGCTGTTGCTGCCTTAATTGGTGCTGCAAGACCAGTTACTGTTGCTGCAGATGAAGCACCTGTAACAACAACTTGTACTGTTCCTGCGACTGCTGTAGCAAGCGATGCTGTCTTTGATCCAACTACTAGAGTTGTATCTGCTGCACCTTCTGCTGTTGTAGTAGTAACAAGAGTCTTTGTAATTGATCCGTCTGCAAATGTTGAACCGATTACTGTAGCAGTAATTGTTTCACCTGTTGCAATTACGTTTCCAAAAACGTCTGTTGCTGAAACTGTGATTGTAGGGATTGTTCCAACTGCTGTTGCAGATGGCACTGAGACTGCAACGTTGGACGCTGCTGCTGCAAGACCCTTGATGTATACGATTGTTGAGTATGAACCGTTTGTGATTGTTACTGAACCAACCGCTGTAGTTGTTGTGTAAGCATATACTGTTACTGCTGTACCTGCAGATGTTACTGAAAGAGATGAAACTCCTGAAGCAACTGTCTTTGGTGCATCTGTTGTATGTAGTGCTGTTACCAACTTAACTGTTGATGAGGCAGCAAAAGAAACAATAGTTCCTGTATCTGCTGTTGCTGCTAGTGCTACAGATGTTCCAGATGTGATCTGGTTTGCTGAAGGCACTGCAACTGTTGAAGGTGCTGTCGCTGTTGTAGCGTTAGTAACTGTTGCAACCGTCACGGCAAGAGGTGCTGCCGAAGAAGGTGCTACAGAAAGTCCAACGATTGCTAGGGCTGCAGCAGTAGCAATTGAGATTTTCTTAAATGAATTCATTTATTTTCCTTTTCTATTTATAGTATTTTTAGTCTATCCAAATAGTCTTTTATCTCTTCTATTTGGCTAGAGTTATAGTGTATCACATTCTCTGGTAGTTCGTCAACTGGCTTAGGTCTATCCCTAAAAGTATGAACCTCTACTTCAGTGTCTATATTTTTTGGGGTATGTGATATTGCCCCAAATATTGCTCCACATACAGCATCAGCCAAGTCTTTTGACTTTTTGCGTGGGTGGTCAACTCTATCATTTTTCATAATCTTTAACTGTGTTAGTTCATCAAACAAAAGTTCGATTGCTGGCATTGCAAGTCTTTCCTCATACACAAGCATAGCCATGTCCTCATAGTGCTTCTTGGCAACAGAGACAGTATCAGTTCTCATTCCAACCTGCTTTAATTCATTCTGAATATCAAATGATTGCCAACGGTCAAA